GTTGGTAAGCTACAGAATCCTTTAAAATCAATGGTCTGTATATATACTAGGTATTTTTGGACTTTCACGCTCAGAGCGTTTGGGGCGTATTACATTCAACCAAAATAAAACTGCAACCCTCGTACTACACTCAGTCAAAATATTTTTGCAACCACAACCTAATTGCAACCCCTTATAATTTTTAGGTACTTCACTTATTGCAACCCTATATTTTTCTACAATTTTTAGCTATTGCAACCCAATGTATGGTATAATAGTAACTGTCAATCAATACTAATTACTAGGAGGAATACAAGATGATTGAACTACAGATAGCAGGTTTAAAAGCTAATATTGAAGCTAAATTGGAAGCTATTAGGATGAGTAACCCTTTATATTATCATCAGTTTAAGAAGAGATATAATGAGTTATTGAAGAAGTATAAGACTAATGACTATCTAGAAGATATGTGGGTAGAGTTAGAGGAATTACTAGGAGCTGTAGATGATGTATTAAGGGGGGCTGACTAATGAATGATGTTATTGAAAAAGAATGGAGACACTTCTTTCCACAACAGAGTAAGTTTAATGGAATATCAACTAAAGGGCATCACTTAGGTTGGGGTAAGTATTTAGGTACTCTAGCTATTATGATTGACTACTTAAAGGCTTGTGGTCTTGATGAAGAGTATGAAAAATACCGTTCTGTAGTTAAGAAGAGATGGGATGAACATGATAGGCTTAGTTATAGAGAGATTAATGAAATGAAAAAAGAAGTATTAAGTTTACTTCCTGTAGATGTACAAAGGAAGTTTACTATTCGTCCAGGAGTATATACTAAGTAGGAGGTGTTTAAGGTGTCTAAGAAGCTTTCTAAGGATGATGTACTAGCTATGGGTAGATATATACCACTGATGCTAGAAGACTTAAGAGAAGAGAAATCAGAGCGTTATACACAGCTACAGGTTAAATGGGATATGTATAACAAGAATGGATGTATGGGTTATGACATCACTAATTTATACTTGTTATGTAAGGAACAGCTTAGTGATGCTAAGAAAGTTAAGTATCCATAATTTATTGTTGACACTGTAGCTTAGATGGTTTATACTACATGTGTAGGCGATAATGTTGAAAATTCATATTAGTTTACTCCATAGAATTAAAACTTTGTGATGGGAATAAGGGATGTTACTTGACATCTCTTTTTCTTATGCTATAATTAATTTACGGTAGTTGAAAGAAAGCCATTTTAAATGCCTTAAGTTAATTTTTCTGTTGAAATTGGGTTTAAGTATTGACTTAGACCCTTTTTTGATGTAATATACTTATATGCACTAGACATAGTGCAAATATAAAGTAGAAGTGATGGTTTAAGCATCAACACTGGCATTTTATATCAACTTTAATATCTATTCTTGATAATAAAGTCTCCTTATTTCATGTTAAAAAGTACAGACATCCAACACTGTGCTTTTTTTGTATTTAAGTGTTGACTTATTCAGAATAGTAGGTTATACTTGTTATGTGTTCAGTAGAAAGCCCTAGCTGTTACCTGGGGCTTTTTTTGTGTTATAATGTATATATGAATGACAAACCCCCCACATCCTTTTATGGACAGATACGTTCTGACGTGGGGCTTTTTTGTGTTTTCTATTGCTTTTTACAAATTTATGTTTTATAATTGTAAATATAATTAAATAGAGATTGAACTACAGAGTTCAGAGGTTTGTATTATGCACTTAACAATTTACCTTCAAGTAGGCTTGGAAAAATTGGTGACGGAGGTTTGCTACTGCTCCGTATCAGAGACACTGTAGCTACGGAGGAATAAACTCAATAGAGAATAACCTATACTGCCTAGGTAGTACCAGTACACTAGGAATAACCTTATAGTGAATATCTAAAGAGCTTCTTCCAGAGACTGGTGGCGACTAGTTAAGGGAATTAACCTGATAAAAACATCTCTAAAGGTGTGTCAAAAGCACTCTCCACAATGTGGATATGACAGATGTAGAAACGCTATGACATGAATGTCGGCAGAGTTAGTAGGCTAAGTATCTACTACTTAGTATGAGTATTCTCTCGTACTGAACACTACTGTTACTAGTGGTTTAGGGACTTGTCCCCCAACCTAATTTATCAGCTAGGTCGTTTACTCTCAGAAGCAGGTAAGGGATTGTATGTATAATGTTTGAAATAGCATACAAACCTGTTCTAACTCCAAGAAAAACCCAATTTTAGGGGGGGGACTATTTAAAAACATAAGTCAGTAGTATTAGTAGTATCATTAACCGTAACATTCATTGGTCTTGCAAGTCTTCAGACCAATTCAGTTACTCTCAGAGCTTGCTCCCCCAAGCAAAGCTCTGAGCAAATAAATAATAATTAATAATTACTGTAGCTTATCAAATAATATCCCTTGTAGTTTATCAATAAGTAATTCTAAGTTCTTCGAGTACAGACATGCAAGCACGTCTGTAGCTCTCAATCACTAAGAATTACTAAATAACTATTGACAATTATAATAATATAATATATAATTACTGTATGTCCTAAAGGATTCATAACTTTTCCTATTCCTAGAGTAACTTTGTTACTCAATGCCCCTATAGCCAAGTTGGTAAAGGTCAAGTTCTGCAAAAACTTTATGCGTAGGTTCGAATCCTACTAGGGGCTGAGTAGATTGGGAAACTACAGTAATTATATGACCAACCAGTAGCAAGTAGCTAGAGATGGTTTGGGGGACAAACTTACTATCTTTGGTTACTTGGTATTGGTTGATTTTTACGTTGTTATTCCTTTCTAGATTCCATATCCCTGGAAAGGGGTATGGTTTTTATTTTAGGTTCTATGGTGTAACGGATAACACAGAGGTCTTCTAAACCTCTACTCCAGGTTCGATTCCTGGTGGAACTATTGTATTTCAAGTAAAAAGGGGTTTACTTATGAAAGATGAAATTAAATTAGCTATTGAAGGTAAGGATAGAGACTACTTTCTTAGTAAAGGTATTCCCTTTCCTAAATATTGGTATGGTCACTCAGACCTACCAAAATCAAAAAAGAAAAATAGAGCTTATTCTACAGAAATGAGAGCTTTATCTGAAATGTCTCTAGACCAGTTAGAGGTAGTAGAGATGTTTTGGGGTATTGCACCTCTTGTAGTTGATAAAGTCAAAAAACTAGAAGTAGAATTTGTAGAAAATATTCCAGTACCTACAGCTACAAGGGTTAATGCTTTAGTTCAAACTAAACTATCTATGATTAGTTCAGATGAACGTAAAGAGTGGGCTGATAGAGTTGAAGGTAAAGCAGTATCTAGAGAAGTATCTATGGCTCTAGTTACTGATGATAGTGACAATACTGCATCAGCTACAAGGGAGCTTATCCTAGATAAGTTTGATGAGCTAGGTAATATCTGGGCAGACTATGGTAAAGGTTCTAAAGAAGAACAGAAAGAACTTGAACATGATGAGGTATTGAGACTAGAAGAGGGAACAGATGGGGAAACTGAGGGATAGACTTGTACTAAAACTTGGTGAAGTCCATCCTAAAAGTGAATTACTACCCTGGTTAAAGGGGTATATACCACATCCAGACTCTTATATTAGGAACTCAATACCTATTGAGAAAAGACTCTATTATGCTAAGCTAGGTTATACTGAGTTCTTAGCTGAAATGAATATTGAACTCAACTTTGACCAGGCTTTAGCTATTGGAGCTTTAATATCAGGTGACTATCATACTGGTTACATGATTGAACCTCCTAGGTTTGGTAAATCCTTTATCATGGGAGCTTTAGCTAACTATTTAGCCATGCATAGCTACAGCGTATCTGTAGTTGCATCTAAGTCTTCTCGTACAGCCAAGGTTATGGAACACGCTAGAAGGCATTTAAGAGGGGCTAGCACCGACATGAAGAACATGTTGGTAGAAGAGTCCAAGGCATCAATTAGCAAGGCTGACAAGCTCCTAGGACGGTCTGAGACTGCTTATAGTAAGTCAAGGATTGTCTTCAAGAATGGTAATAAGATTGATACTAAATCTACAGGGGATACTTTCTCTAGTATGGACTCTGATGAAAACATTGGTGAAGGTTCTCATGTTCTTATTGATGAGATGGACTTTATCTCAGAACGTGCCTTAACAGAGCTTGGTAGACGTGAGTTTGAAAGAGATGATGGTGAATCACTTATCCTTTTTGGTATTAGTAACCCTCGTTTCTTAAATCACTTCCATGAATCTGTTACTAACCCTAATCTGAAGGATGATGAGTTTGTTATTTGGGGTAACATAGTTACCTCAATGGAATCAGACTCAATTAAAATGACTCCTGAAGAGGTACTTGCTTCTGACTTTGCTAGAACTGAAGAGTCTATCAGAATCAACTTGCTTTGTGAGTATGATGAAAATAGCTCAGAGTTCTTCAATGCTCCAATGATTGTAGCTCCTAGACATGACATTAGTAGCATTTCACCACGCACTATATCAGCTCTAGGAATTGACTCAGCCTATAAAGGTTCTGATGGTATTACCCTTGCACTGTCTATGTATGACACGCAAGAGGATGCCCTTGTTAGGGTTACTGATACCATCAACTTAAGACCTGATGAATGGTCTGATGCAAGGTCTACAAGAGAAATTGTAGATGGTATAGAGCGTGTAGTTATGAAGTACAATGTAGTATCACTTGCTATTGATACAGGTCAAGGTTCTCACTTGATTGTTGAGATGATGAATAGACCATCCTTTGACAGGGTGACTATATATCCTATTGACTTTGGTGGTAGACCTACTCCTGAAAAGGTAGCAAGTCATGTAGATACTGCATTAATGGCTAGAAATAGAAGAGCAGAGATGCACTTAGTCCTAAGACAGCTTATGCAAGAGAATAAAGTTGTGTTTGCTTCTGAAATTAAGGAAACTCTATTAACTCAGATGAGAGCTATACAGCTTAAGAACAAAGAGCTTGATAAAGTTACCCTAATTGGTAAAGATGTCATTAGACAAGTGCTGAAGAGGTCTCCTGATGACCTAGATGCTGTTATTCTAGCTGTTCATGCCCTAGAACTCTATATATTAGGTGTAGAAGGAGGTAATTAGTGGAAATTGATAGAAAAACTGGCTATGAACTCCTTATTAAAGACAATATAGGGATTCCTTCACAGCTAAATGAGATGGATAACACACTTACCTATGAACAAGTGCAATACTTGGTAACAAATATGCCTGGTATTAACACTATTCTAGAAGGTATTGTTGACTACATCTTTGCAGGTGATATGGAGCTTGTTAAGGATGAAGATAGCTCTATTGAGGGTGAAACTCTCAGAGATATGCTAGATTCCCAAAATATCCAAGGAATTACAGTTATGGACATGTTTAAACAGCTCACAAGAGAGCTATTTGAGCAAGGTGCTGTAGGTGTAAGGAAGATTCCTGCTAAACAAGCCCACAATGGTCATAAAGATAGTATTATGATTGTTCCTAAGAACTCTTATGACATCATTTTCAGAGAATCTGAAGAAATTCCACTTGTTTACATGCCTTTTATCTACATTCTAAGACGGTATCATGGTTTAAATCGCAAGAATACCTGGATAAGGGCTTCTGAAGAAGTGGTAGATGATAGGTTTTACATTGATGATGATGGTAATATTGTCTCAAATGACAAGGATTCTGTAGCTTTAACATCAGAAGACTTCACAAATATCACTATGGATGGCTCATTCATTGGTGTAAGTCCATTTGAGAACGATAAAAAGCGTACTCATCTTATCTTACAGCTTCTAGATTACTTTATTCATGACTTTCAACGTAATGGTGTTGGTACATTGGCATTTAAACACAATGAATCAATGCTTGCTAAGATGAAGAATGAAGGAAACCCTTCAACTTCAGCTAAAATCTTTGATACAAGTAATTCTAACGCTGTATTCAATGAAGATGTCAGAAAAGACAACGTAAAATCACTAGCAGACATGCTAGCAAATGTAGAGTACAATGACTCTATCATTTATTCTGACATTTTCAGTGATATGGAACAGTTGACTAGGGATTCTAAACCTAGTGATTACCTAAACCTCTTATCAATCCATGCTACACGCTTCTCTTGTCAAATTTATGGTGTTTCACCACAGGTATTTGACTTGGATGCAGGTACAGGTAACATTGGTAAGGATGAAGTCATTAAGACATTCATCATCCACAAGGTTATTCCTTGGAGAGATAAGATTGCAGTCAAGCTTACTGAAGTAATCAGGCTCATGGGTTATGAAGGTTACACATTTAGATTCAAAAACCAAGAAACTAAAGATTACTATGACTATGAAAAAGATAATTTCATGTCTCAGACCTTTGAACGTATCCATGAAGCAGGATATACTGAAGAAGCTAAAGAATACCTTTATAAACATCTTCTAGAGGGGGAACAATGACAACAACCAATTTTGACAAAAATGCTCAACACAGCATGATTACAGCTATTGAGCAAGCACAACGACAAGACCAACCTTTTATGGCTACAGGAAGTAATGACTCTCCTGTAGTTGTAGGTGATGTTAATAACATTGATGCTGAATTTGACTATGAAGCTAAGTTCATCTATCCTAAGAACTTTGCTATCCAGGGTAATTACACTGATACAGATGAAGGCAGAGAAGTTATTCGTGTATTTAAAGGGGTATCTATTACACCTCGTAAAGCTCGTAGAGTTCGTCATGCTGTAACTACACTTATTCTTTACTTCTCAAAAGTAAATACAACTACTGGTGAGCAAGAAATTATGTCTCTATCAGAAGTTACTGAAGTTTATTCTAAACTTAGTGATGAAGTAGTAGATGCTATGGAAACATTAGTACAGTATGGACTTGGTATTAGTGACTATGACATGGAATACCTCAGCGATGAATCGCTTGTAGTTCTGTCTAGTCAGCTTATTGACAAAAACTCAGGGTTTTTTCAATGAGACATTAAGTAGAGTACAGAAGTTAGTCTATGATGATGTGAATGGTAAAGTAACTAAGGAAGTAGATAGTAAATACTATGACACTCCTATAGATGATTACTTTGCCTACTGTCTTAGGATTGGTAAACACTTTGGTACATCTCCTAAAGATATATATGAGAATTGGTCTCTACCAATGGTCATAGTATCATTTGTATGTATACACAATGAAGGTGTTACTGAGTTCGGTTATCAGCAAGATAGCATGAAAGACACTAAACCTAAGATAATTCACTATGAGAATAACTACATCTACAACATCACTGCAGATATGGTAGCTGAAATGGTTACTGAAGAGAAAGAAAGTAAATTTGCTCCTGAACAGGAAGCACTAATGTCAATGTATGAAAGGAATTAAACAATGTCAGGAAGTTTGAAAGAGTTCTTTGATGGTAAGTATAGTGAAGTAAAATCACTTGGTAAAATTGATGATGCTAAAGTATACACTATGGAAGACTATGTGGAGCTTAATAAGCTAGACGAGCAAGTTAGAAGAAATGGTCTTGAACCTGCAGGAAATGCTATTAAAGTGCCACAAACTGATAGTAAAGGGTATTTGACTTCAACTCCAAGAGAAAGACTTGTAGTTAATGAATCAATCGCCTTTATCAACCGTATCAAAGTAAATAAAGAAGCTAAAACAATCTCTATTGTAGTAGACTATAGAGCTTGTACTGAGCAATCACAAGGAAGTATTTATACTCCATCTGTTCTGTCCTATGTAATTGGTAAAGTCAAAGAAGGAAAAGCTGATAAGTATGCTGTACTTAAAGTAGAGAATGTATCAGAACAAGACTTCATCAATGACTTTAAAGACCAACTTACCAATGATGATGCAAAACAGATGTATGAAGTGATTACTCACTATAAAAACACAGGTACATCTACTGGTATTAGTTTAGATGAGCTATTTTAACCAGTAATTAAAATAATCGGAGGTATGTGATGAAAGTAATCACAGCTAAAGTAGAGCTTACTCACAATGGAGAAAAAATTACTCTTAAGGGTACTGAAGCTCAGACTGCTCTACAACGTTTGACAGCTTGGGATGGTCAAGGTTCTGTAGCTATTAACTACACTGACCCTGCTACTAAGCAAGTCCAAGGAATCTTCATGTGTTGTGGTGATACTTGGAAACGACTTCCTAATGAAGTTGAAGAAAAAGAAGAAATGCCATGCAAATGGTGTAAACCTTGTAACATTGGTGATGAAGAAGATGGTGCTATTACACCAGGTGGTAATGTTGTTGTACTTGTTCCTCCGTCACCAGATATTGATAGACTCTAAGAGGTGTATCTATGGCTAAGAAAAAAGAAGTTGAGGTAGAACTTCCTCAAATTACAGATGAATACCAACTTGCTCTTCAGGAACGTAGAGAAAGACAACTTGGTCTAGATTCTGGTATTACTGAGGTAGTAACACCTGAAGAAATTGGTAGTAAAAAGGTAAAGGGAACTAAGAAGGATGAAGCTTAAATATACACTGTCAAAACTGTTTCCTGATGGTAAGACCTTCAGAGTAAATTATTTAGATGGTAATATTGTTAAGCTTAAAAATGTTAGGTTTGAGTATGGTTCTACTTATGAGACTGAAGATGTAGCTCTTATCAAGTCAATTAAAGGACTTACTCAAAGATTCCCTGACAATGCTAGTAACCGTGCTTGGTTAGACAGTATTGGTGTTCCTTATAACCCAGTTCCTTGTCAAGCTTGTGGTGGAAGAGTTATTAAACTAGAAGTACACCTATTTGACTTTAAGGAGGTCTAACATGAGAACTTATAGACTAGCAGGTACAGTAGTTGATTCTGAAGGTGCTTTGTTCATGGAAGCTTTAGAGCAGGACTACATCTCAGCTAAAAACGTTGAGAAAATCCTAGCTGAAGCAGGTGGTGAAGAAGTAATCTTCAATCTTAACTCAGGTGGTGGTTCAGTTAATGCAGGTAGTGAAATCTACACTATGCTTTCAAGCTACAGTGGTAGAGTTGTAGTAAACATTACAAGTTTATCTGCTTCTATTGCTTCAGTATTTATGCTTGGAGCAGATGAAGTAAATATCTCACACCAAGCACAAATCATGATTCACCAACCACACTTTAGAAATGAGGAAGTAGTAGACAAGTTGAGTCTTGAACGCTCACTAAACATGCTTGACTCTACTGAAAGGTCTATTGCTAAAGTGTATATGAAAAAGACTGGTCTCAGTGAAGATGAAATCCTTGATATGATGTTCAAAGAGACATGGCTTACTTCAGACCAGGCTTTAGAGCTAGGGTTTGTGGACAATATCTTCAATGATACAGAGGAATCTGTAGAAGGTGTAGAAGACCTTGTAGCTATGGTATCTACTACAGGGAAACAGCTAGAGACTTTACAATTACTAAATGAAATGAAAGGAACTCCTATGGATAAGACATTCTTTGAAAAGGTAAAATCTCTTCTAGCAAACAATTCTGTAGATAATGAATCTGTAGAAACTGTAGAAGAGGTTGTAGAAGCCCCTGAAGAGCCTTCTAAGGCTGATGAAGAGGTAGAAGGTACAAATACACCTGAAGAGGTAAAAGAAGGCTCAGAAGAGCAATTAGACACCTCTGAAGAGGTTGTAGAGGAAGCAGAAGAAATAGTTGAGGAAGAAACTGAAGAAGTTGTAGACCAAACTACAGAATTGCTTACACAAGCTCTTACTGAAATTCAATCACTCAGAGCTGAAAATGAAGAACTTAAAGCTAAAGTAGAAGCTTTGGAAAAAGACAATAAAAAACTTGTAGCTAAAAGTTCTAAATCACAGTCAGTAGTTGATGAACTAAATAAATTGCTTAACAGTGAAGAAGCTAACGTAGTATCAGTTACACAAAAGGCAGAACCTACAAACATGATGCCTAAAGGATATACTGGTATTCGTTCAGGAGGACAAATTTAATGAGTAATGTTACTAATGACATTTATACTGAAGAAGTTGTAGGAGAACTTGCTACAGCAATTCAGAAAAACATGGAAAATGCAGGAGAAGGTCATAATCTTCCTTTTGGAATTGCTAAAGACTACTCTAAAGCATTGCCATCATTGGGTGACTTTAACATCACATCACCAATGGTAGCTTCAATGCTTGAATCTATTGCAGAATCATCAATCGCTACATTTGTTAAAAACAATAAAGGTAAGTGGGTTACTGAAACCTACACATGGGGTACAACAGACCCAGATGATGGTCAAGGATGCTGTTTCACACCGTTTGAAATTCAAGCTTGTGCTGACTCAGCTAAAATCTTCTCACTTTGTTTGAAAGATTGTGAAACAACTCTTGATAAGATGATGAACTCAGCTCTTAAGTACAAGTCTAATGACTTGCTTAACTACTTCCAAAGAGCAGGAATGACTTATGAAGCTTCATTGCAATACATTGCATGGTTCTCATTTGCCTTCCGTACACAACGTGTTATTGCACAAGGTTTGGTAAACTACCAAGGTAAAGGTTTGAGACCTTTCCACGGTATCGCAGAAGTAATGTCACACCCTGCAGTAACTCCTATCCAATCAGGAGACATCCTTGGTGCATTTGCACAAGCAGGATGTATCCTTGATGTACTTAACCAAGGTACTTCAACTAATTATGCTATCTTCGTCCATCCAGTAGGACACACAGCTATTTCAGATGTAGTTGTTGAAGGTAAAAATGGAAAACTCCCTGCAGGTTGGGAAAGAGGTAACTTTGGTAGCTTCCACGGTACATCAGTGACTCTTAAATTCAAAGGTATTCCTATTGTCAAAGACATCTATGTACCAAAAGACTTGGAAGTAAACAACACATTTGAAGCTTACATTATTGACTTGTCAGTAACTAAAGTATCAATGGTTTACAAAGACTTGCTCATTCCTGCAGATAAAATCCGTCAAGGTACAACTCTTGAACCAGATTCAGACTGTAACTTTGTAGCTTGTGATATTTACGAAAATGCAGGGGTAGCTCACTCAGCTAACTATGCTCGTAACATCTTGCTCACAGGTATGCCATTGTCAGCTAACTGTTCTGCAGGTGTATACACTCGTATCATGGGTGCATTGGACGGTGAAGTTCCATTCCCAATGGTGCATGTTCCTAAAGCCTAAGAGGTGATATATGTTACTAGATGCCATTAAGAGCAAGTGTTCTTGTATGAGTCAAGTTACCCAGGAAGAGTTTGATACTATCTGGAGTAACTTTGTTAGGTTTCTTAGTAACATTACTTGTTGGGATGTTGCAGGAGGAACTATTGAGCAGTGCTGTAGAATCCACACAATAGACCTAAATAGACCACTCTGTAGCTACACTTGTATTCAAGTACATCCATATTGGAAAGCTATTAATCTAGATACGGTTACAGTGGAACTAAGACAGTATAGCTCTAGAGGTGTCAATATCGTTCCTCTAGATAAAAGCTTGTTTACTTATGATGATATTGCTGATAAGTTCTTTATCAGACTAGATGAGCTTATGAACACTGAGGACAACTCTTGTGATAAGAATTGTTCTCACAATGTGTTAGTCATGAGATATGAAGCAGGTTATGACTTAAGTAGTCCTGAGTGGGACAACTTAATCTGTCATTACCTTACAGGGTACACTGCTATTGCCAATAACTGTATTAGTGTTGGTGACTGTGCTAATGTCAATAGACTATCAGCAGGGGCTTCTTTGGTACAAAAGGATGTAGATACTATTAAGTATGTTTGGGAGATTAACAAGGATTCACAAGAATACTTCTTCTCTCAGTTAGTAAATAACTTTTACAAAGATAGCCTTGGAAGATATTCTCTTTGTGGCAGAAGCTATAATCTAAGGACTGAAAAGCAAATTACAGTAGGAAAGAGTAAGTAATGAGAGTTAGATATAGAGGTGTAAATAGCCCTACAGGAAGAACTAGAAGAGGTGGTTGCAGTGCTTGTGGTCAATCTTCTATTGGTAGGACTGAAATGGCTCTCCTAGAGCCTTACAGATACTTCTATCACGATAGAGAGTTTAACTTCTACCTTGGTAGAGAGTATGATGTGCCTGATGAGTTAGGTAAGGCACTCTTGAATAAGTACAGTTATGTCAACGGAAACAAACTACAAGCATTTGAAGAGGTTATCTGATGTCTAAAGATGTGTATATCTTCAGACATGGAACTACTAACCCACAATATGATGATAATGGTAGACAGCTTGACTCTACAGTTTGGGAACAAACAAACCAATTTACTTGTGTAGAAGTAGTACAGTTCTATAATGCTTATAGGAACTTTAGTAAGGATACCTATGAGACAGAACAAGAGCTACATCATAAGCTATTCTATATTGAGGTTTGGAGACAATCCCAACAAAGAAACTATGATATTGTCCTAGGAGACTACATCTATGAACCTGACTTAGGTTATTGGTGGAAGATTCTAGCAGTATCACAGAATGAAGTCATGCCTGGTTGTTATTATCTAAACATCCGTGGTCAAAGACTTACATCAAGAGAAGAGTATAAACTAAGAGTTAGGGATGCTCTTACTGCAGATGAAAGTCACACAGGAAGATAATTGTGGTTAGGAGAAGAAAAACAGGTGATGCTGAGATAGACTCTTGGATTGATGAAGAGATGCACACTGTAGTTCAGGAATTAAAAGTAGCAGTAGAAAACAATATACATGTTGATACAGGGGCTTTAAGAGACTCTGTAACAGTAGAAGAGAGTGGAGAGGACTTCTATGTAGGTATTGATGAAGACTTGCTTATAACTGACCCTAGAAACCCTAGAGGTAGGAATTATGCAAGGTATCATCATGACGGTACTTATAAGACTCCTGCCAACCCTTTCTTGGATAAAGCAATTAATCAGGTAGGTGCAGGATGAAGAGGAAGATTTTCACTAATATTAAGAGATGGCTTATTGAATATGGTATAGATATTTTAGACCTAATTCTAGAGCCTGTAGATGAGATGTCTAGAGACACAACCATTCGTTATGAGAATTTTATGCATGAGCTTAATCGACACTTCTCTACAGCTCAGTTCTATAAGTCAAATTTCAATGCTCACCTACCACTATTAACAGTAGATGTATCAAATGTAGGTTACTCTTCACAGTGTTATTGTGAGTATCTAATTACTTTTAAATACCATTGGACTACCATTTCTGCTGACCAGGAGCTTATCTTAGAGAATACACCTGAAGGTAACTTAGACCTAGAAGATAAAGTAGACAGAAGCCTAAAAGCTATGATGTTCTCTAGGTCTTATATTGAGAATGAAGTAGTTTACCGAGACATATTCCAAGACTTACAAAAATTACCTAACTTTGAAGACAAAATTTGTAATGTGGTTAGTATCAGTGACTATCCAGTTACATTTGAACAAGTAGATGATGAGATAAACACTATCTCAAAACAATTTAAAATTACTGTAGGAGAATGTGGATGATTAAAGAACAACCACTAGACCTAGACGCATTTTATGAGTCTAGACAAAAGCTTGCAGGTGAGAATGGTACTATGTACGCTCAACGACAACTTGCAGGAATTAGACAAGTAGTAGCAGAAGCTAAGCTCAACTCTGTAGCTAAAGCAGAAGCTAAAGAAGACAAAAAAGAAAAGAAAGGAGATAAGTAATGACACAAGGTTGTATGCCAAAGCTTACTCATCCTATGTATGGTTATGCTAAGCAAAACAAAAATGAAATCATTGGTGTTAGAGTATCTGAAAAGATTAACTACTACACAGAGCTTTCTACTAAGAACTATCGTGAAATTACTAAGGGTGAGTTCCAATCATTTGATGCCTTGACTACACCTGAAGACATGATTAGATGTAATGAGAAAGCATGTCACATGACAGGTACACTTTATGTTAAACCAGTTGAAGGTGAAGCTACAGTTACCTATGACATCCGTGGTGATTACACTAAAGCAGGTTTTGGATTCCATTACTTGTATGTTACTTTCCTTGGTTCAGATACAGTTACAGTTGAAGCTAAAGTTTCAGACTTGCATGATGTAGAAGGTAAAAACTCTTACACATACGCTGTAGAACTTACAGGAGCAGGTCTAGCTACAGATGTGTTCCAAGTAGCACAATTTGACTTTGCTAACCCACTGTCAATTAAATCTCAAACAGGTACAGGATGGATTCCTTCAGAAGATGGTATCCATGTAGAGTACACTATTAAGCACAAAGACAAGGCTGATGCTCTTGTAAAAGAACCATTCGGTATCTCATCTATCAAGACTATTGCTTGTAAGAATGAGCTACACAAGTCTGATAACGTGCTTATCTCATGTTTGGAATCATTCACTCATGACATCTCACTTGGTGCTTCAGATGCTAGATGTTTCGGTTCAGGATATGACCCTTCATCTACTGAAATCACTACAAGTATTTCAGGTGCTACTCGTTCACTTAATGACTTCTGGTTGAATCCATTGGAGTCTAAAGGTGGAACTATTGTAGCTGGTATTCCAACTACAAGAGTGTTTACTGTTAAAGGTAAAACTGTTAATGGTACTGAGTATGGTTACATTGAACTTGCTGACTTGTATCCAACTTGTAACTCAGTAATTATCTCCCTTGGAGAAAACTGTAATGGTGTATATCTTGAACCACTTCAAGTACCATCTGTAACTCCTGTAGACCCTAACGAGTTTGTAGCTATCTCAAATGTTAAGGCTCAGGACTTTGGTACAGTGTATGTCAATAAGAAATACATCAACCGTGAAGTATTGGTTACTTATGATGCTGAAAAAGAAGTAGAACACTTTGAAGCAAATGAAGACCGTCTTGATTCATTTGAAGCTGAGTTCACAGTACCTCGTGTAGCTACTAATGGTAAACGTGAATACCTCAGATTCTATGGTATCATCACTTCACACTCAGAAGAGTTCAACAACTCAGATGAAGTCAACTTGTCACTAGAAGTTACCTTTGTTCGTAGAAATGGTAAATTCTATGACCGTTATGTAGAAGCTTAAGAAAGAGGTAGAGTATGGCTCAAAGGCAATTAAGGGTACAAGTTACCTCCCAGGTAGATAAGAGCCTTACTGACCTTCTGAGCAAGTTAGATAAGTATTCTAAAGGTACTACTATAATTGTTAAGGCAGTAACAAACAATAAGGATGTTATTGCCTTATTTAATACTGTCAATAAACTTAAAAACAAACGTGTTAGAGTTGATGTTGACAGTAATGGTAATAAGGTACTGAAGGTACAAAAAGACTTGCTAGCTCTTAAGAACAAGACAGTAAGTGTTAAGGTAGATGCAGACACTAGAAGCATTACTAAGGTATCCTCAGACCTGAATGGTCTTAAGGGTAAAACCTTTAAAGTTAATGCTGACCTATCACATCTTAATAAAGCTAAGAAAGACTTAGATGATATTGACAATAAGGTAAACAAGAATAGAACTGTTAGGATTCAAGGTGATACATCAGGTCTTACAGCTATCTCTAATGCCTTGGATAGAATTTCTAGTAAAGTATTGGCTCTATCTGCTAGGGGAGCTTTGAACATTGGTAAAAGCTTTGCTAAAGATGCAGGAGAGCTATATGATGCTCAGAATGAATTTGTAAACAACATGAGGTCACTAGACAATCCTCTTAGTGACAAAGAAATCAACTCAACACTTAAAAACCTTTCTAAATACGGTGCTCAAACTAAGTACAATGTAGCTGAGCTTACAAACTTAGCAGGTGCATTGAAAGGGGCAGGATTCGACCAGGAGTTTGGAGGTTTTGATAACCTAACCAAAAACCTTGCCAATATCTCAGCCCTTGCTAGTAGCCCTTCTAACGCTCTTAAACGTGTATCTACACAGATTAAACAGATGTCTTTAGATGGTAAAGTCTTAGCGAGAGACTGGAATCCTATTAGGGATGCAATTGGTGGTACAGCTACACAAAAGGTTGTGCAGAAGTTTAAAGATGAATATGGTTTTGATAACCTAGCTGATGCCATGAAAGAAGGTAAGGTACTAGGTAGAGACTTCATCAAGGTATTAAATGAAGTTGGTCAAGACCCTGCCTTGTTAAAGGCTGCAACAAATACTAAGACCCTTAAATCAGCTTGGGAGAACATGAGAGAATCCCTTACTGTAGGTCTTGTAGGTACTCCTTTTGAACCAGGAGCTTTAACACCTGCCATTGATGGACTTGTAAAGTTGATGAATACAGTATCACAGAATGGTGATGTTATTCAAAACTTTGTAAGTAAAGGTGTAGGCAAAGCAATGTCACTCTTTAAAGAAATGTTTGGAGAGTTTGACTTTAAACAAGGTCTTAAAGACTTTGTAACCTATCTAGCTCCTGTAGGTAAGGGTATTGAATTACTTGCTAAAGGCTTTGCTAAAATTAATGCCAATGGTAAGAATACTGGTAAGATTCTTGGTGGTATTATTACTGCTTCTGCAGGATGGTTAGTAGTATCTAAGATGGCTCGTTCTGTAAGGGCATTATCAAGCACTCTAGGGCTGTTAAAGAACTTTAAGAACCCTTTCAGTAGGGGAGGAAGTAGTGGCTCAGGAAGGGCTTCTCGTGGCTCTACAAGCCTATTAGGTGGTCTTACTAAGTCACTAGGAGACTCAGCTAAGATGCTAGCCTTTGCAGGTTCTATTAAACTTATTGCTAGTGCCTTTAAAGACATTAGTAATACTGACATGGACTTTACTGAAGCTACAGTTAAAGTAGGTACTATGGTAACTATGGTAACTGCTATGGCAGGATATGCTACACTGTTAGGTAAAGCTATTCAGAAATTCAAGCTTGGTAAAGACCTAGCTGTAGGTGCTACTGCTATGGCAGGAGTAGTAACTGGTATGCTTCTTATGGCTAAGTCTATGGAACAGCTTAATAAGATTAAGTTTGATGCAGGTAAGGTATCAGGAACAATGTTAGCTATGACAGGTCTTGTTACTTTAGTAGGAGCTATTGCTACTGGTATTGGTGCTATTATGGTAGCTTCAGAAGGTATTGGTGCTTTAGCTCTAGGAGCAGGGTTACTGTCCATGTTAGCTACTGCAGGTACTATGGTAGTAGTTGCTAAAGCTATGGAATCTGTAGCTAAGACTGTAGCTAGAATCAATAAAGTCAAATTACCTAATGCAGGTACTTTCAGTAAGAAGATGGTTAACTTTACAGCTCTTGTTACTGAAATGAGTTTAGCAAGTGCTATTAGTGGTAATATATCTACTCTAGCTCTATTACCATCTATCTTTGGTACTATTAGTAACTTAGCACAAGCTATCCAAATTGAGAGTATCATTAACCTTGTCAACAAACTTAATAAGCTACAAGGTAGTGTTAAGAATATTCCTGACAAGTCTAAATTCAAAGATACCATCAAGAAACTTAAGAACATGACTGAGCTTATTAGTGAGCTTAGTACAGTAAGTGGTGGTGGTATTAAGAATCCTGTAGATGCACTTAAGTCTATTGGTAATACCTTTAGTAATATTGTTAAGGGTCTGGAAGTAAACTCTCTAACAGATAATATTTCTAAAGTAACTAACTTAATTGCTACACTCAGTCAGCTTAACATGCCTGAAGACTTAACTGCACTTAAGACTAAGCTACAGAATATTGCTAATATCCAAAAAACACTTAATAGTGCTTTTGCTGATATTCAGTTTGGAGATAAGGGAGGAATATCTAACCCATTCATTCATGGACTTAATACTCTTTCTTCATTCTTTGAAGGTTTTGAGACAGGAAACAATATCAAGATATTCAATAAGGTATCTAAGTTTGTTAAAGACATCCAGGACTTAGAACTTCCTGATGATGTAAGTTCACTCGTATTACAGGTTAGGAAGATTGGTCTTATTCACCAACAACTTAATCAAGCATTTTCTACATTCTCTCTAGGCACTATTTCTGTATCTTATCCTATCCTAAATGCTATCAATGCTCTTGGTACATTCTTTGATAGTTTAGCTACAGGTAATCTTATCAGTACAGTTAAGAAGCTTACACAGTTCATTAAAGATATTAATGAGGTAGAAGTACCTTCTGACACATCTGCTATTGATGAAAAGATTAGTAACCTAACTAATGTCATGAATAGCCTTAAGAAGCTAGGGAATGATTCATGGCTTGATTCTATTAACTTCATCAGTAAAGGACTAGAAGCTCTTACCTCTAAACTTGATGGTGCTTCACTAGATGCTAAATTTAAGTCATTCACTAAACTAATTGACTTTGTTAAGAAGATTAGTGACCTTAAGTTAGATGATGCAGGTCTTGAAGCTATAGAAACTAAGCTAGAGAACCTTAAGAAGACACTACAAACAGTAAGTAAATTTAAAGTTGATACACCTCCTGACATTAAAGATGATGTACTAAAAGGTTATGAGAACTTCAAGAAACTTACAGATAAGATTAAAGGTATTACCGATAGTCTTAACAATATTCCTGATGGACTAGACATCTCATCTAAGATTGAGTCAGTTAAAAATGCTTTGTCTAAGATTAGTGAACTAGCTACACTTGACATCTTTGGTAAAGATACACCTTTTAATAAGGATGTAACATCAAATATTAAGAGTGTAACTGAGTTTACAAGTAAGCTTAGTAGCATTGCTTCATCACTTAATGAAATTAACTCAATAGAAGACCTTAGTGGTATTCCTGCTAAGATTGAACAGTTAAGACAAGCACTTCAATCAATCACTCAAGCAGGTGAAAACGGTGGAAGTTTAATGTCTATGTTTGATGCCTTTAAAGGTAAATCAGATTATGGTAAACTAGCAGAAGAAGCAAGTAATATGATTAATTCACTTAAGACTATTGCTGATGCTCTATCTCAGATTCCTGACTTGATTAACATTGAAGGTAGTGGTATTGAGACCCGTGTAGCTAAGATTCAATCAGTTCTTAAATCATTAACTGACAGTGACACAGGAAGCTTTATCCAAGACATTGGTAAGCTTGCTAAAGTATCTGAAGCTGTAGGTCAAGTAACCTCTGTAGTTAATAGCTTTAAGACAATGGCAGAAACACTCATGACAATTCCAGACCTAATCAATGTAGAAGGTTCAGGTATTGAAACAAGAGTTGCTAAGATTAAATCTGTACTTCAATCTCTAGCTTCTTCAGATGATTCAGGCTTAACTACAAGCTTGCAAAACATCCAGAAGCTATCATCTAATATTATGTCTGCAGTACAAGCAGTCAATAATATCTTGATTATTGCTAACGCTATTAATCAATTCCCTGAAGTAAATGCTGATAACTTCAACAATAGTATTAATGCTATTAAGACAGCTATTGATAGCCTATCAGGTATCAATGATAATGATGCTATTATTGGTAACTTGACAAACATCTTGAATACTATTAATCAGCTACAAAATGCTCTAACTCAGTTTGCTTCAATGGCTTCATCACTTGGTCAACAATCAGGAAGTAACTTCTCTAATGGTTTTGTATCAGGACTTGGAAGTAGAATTGTTGATAAGATGAATGAGCAAAAGAATCAAATTGAGAACCTTGGCTGGGAAGCTTTAGGTGCTTCTATCTCTAGTAAGATTGCTAATGGATTTGATGTAAGTTCTGTACTTAATAAAATTCAACAAATCCAATCTGCTATTGATTCTCTTAGAGGTAAGACAGTTGATATTACTGTTAATGAAACTACAGTTAAGAAGACAAAACATGCTGAGCATGGAGGATTGATTGAGTATCACTCTACAGGTGGTACAGTAGGTGGTAGACTATTTAAACCACTGGGTACTGATACTATACCTGCTATGCTAACTGCAGGTGAATATGTTCTTAAACGTTCAGTATCGTCAATGCTAGGTAAGCAATTCCTTGACAACTTAAATCAGTTGAATCTTACACAAGCTCTCAAAGCTCTAGCAGGACACACAGGCCACTCTGTAGTTAATAACACTACTAACAACATTACTCAAAACGTAGATAATAAAGCTTCATTCATCAATGGATTGAATGAAATTAGAGGGGTGGTTAGACCATGACAACATGTTTAGGTGCTAGGTCAACTTCAGACTTTGTAGCTAGACCTAGAAGGTTCATTCAATACAATGACCTAGTGTTTAGTGGAACTGAAGCTATTAACTCTAGTCCTTCAGAATCAATAACTACTAAGTATGAAACTACAGAGTACATGTTTAGAAATGGTAGTTATTGGAAGATTACAGGAGACCAAGTTCTCCTTAAAGATGATAAGATTACTCTAGACTTATCAATTAGAACTACAGATTGGGATATGGTTAATATCCAAGCTCACCAAGACTTCATTAAGGATAACTTATTGACAGTAGGTAAGCTGTGGGCTATTGATACTGGTGGACAGCTTATATGGTGTAATGCTATCCTAGACTCTTATACTCCTACCTATGAGTGGACTTTTAGAGACAATGGATACTTAAGCTTCCAGGTATCATTTACTAACCCTGATGCAGTATGGCACAAGGCAGATGGATATACTACTTTCCTTCTTCCTTACGCAGACTGTAACTTTGTAAACATGATAGCTAGTTGTTTTCAAAACTCAACATGTCAAGCTTTCTGTCAGACTTCACGAACCTTGAATGGTACTTGTGAAGACTGTGCTAAAGACTGTTGTGAGTTATCTAAAGCTATTTCTCTATGTGAAGTCCAAGGTGATGTATGGTTAAGTTTCTATCAGAAATGTAATAGTGACTACCGTATTATCCATAACTGTGAACTAGGTAGAGAAAGGTTTGGCAATGAAAGACTTTGGGGTGAATCTCACTGTGATGCTTGTGTGGATGGTGCTTGGTCTACCAAGTTCTATTCAGACACTGTAGTTGAGTCTAGAGATGTAACAATTACTCTACAAGGTAAATTTAAAGACCCTAGAATCATGATTAATGATACTATGGTTAAGCTTAAAGGTACTTATGACCAAGGCTATCTATCAATTTCAAGCACTGGTTTAGTTCAGTCATTTAGTTGTCCTACAGATGCTCTATGTGGTGAAGCTGAAGTTGTAAGTAATGAGAATTTAACACTGTGTGACAACGTATGGTGGCATATCAAGAGAGGATATAATATTATCTCAGTTGATGGTGTTACCTCAGAATCATTCTGTGTATTTATTGACTATGAAAGGTTGACTATCTAATGAACAAACAATCATCAGTAGGACTAACAGAAGAACTACTTACCAACTTAATCAACACTGTAGCTCTTGAATATCACTTCAGACTTACAGTAGAAAAGTATTACTCTTTACTCTATGTTAAAGGAACATCAGATGAGGCTGTGAGAAGATCTCTAACAAAGAAACTGCAGTTTGCGAAGGAAACACTAGAGAGAACTACAGAACAGCGTAGAAGCGTTATGAGAGCCTTACAGAGCCTTTCTACTGAGGATGCTAACCCTGACTTGTGGTGTTCACTTAAACATGCTTCAGTTCAAATGATTACTGCTTTTGAAGCATGGCAAGTAGACATGAATAATGCAGAGGTAGAAGAAATCTATCACTCTGCAGTAGAGTTATTCAATGTAGTTGTAGCAGGATTCCTAGGTTTCTATCCACAACCATGTAGTGCTTGCTTTGCTGATTCTATTAGGTCTCAGGAAGAAATGAATGAAATCATGTCTAATGTAGAATCAAAGAGTGAAGATATGTCTGAAGAAGCTGTAATGGCTAGAGCTGTGGAGGTATTCGGTAATGTCCCTGACTCTGTATTGGAAACCAACTAAGGACACTAGACACTACATTACTAATGATGTATTCCTAGGAAACAATATTAGTGTAAGTCATAAAATTATGGATACCCCTAGTATTAGTTTCCAATTTCCTACTGAAGTGTTAATGGATAGTCCTATTCCAGATGCACAATTTGAGTTTGTTCTAACCTTTGATAATGGTCATATCTTTCATGGTATTACTGAAAGAATTGATTCAGACCATGTTACTGGTGTTACTACTATTCAGGCAGTCCATGTAGCTACTGAACTTCAACACAGAAGAGTACCTACAAACTATGCCATCAAAGAGCTTACACTTGGTGAGATATATACTTATGATGAGTATATTAGACCTGCTTCAATGGGTGAAGGTGGAGAGATTATCTCTAACCAAAAACCAAGAGAAGAAGATAAGAAAGATGGAGAACCTGAAGAGAAGAAGGTTACTAAGACTGGTAACAAGACCATTAACACAGTCTACAATGAAGATGGTAGTAAGACTAAGACAACTACTTATGAGATGTCAGATGGTACTACCAGAGAAGTAGTCAGTCATATTACTAAAGTAGTTACTGGTAAAGGAGCTTATACTCAAACTACAGTAACTACTAGACCAGATGGTACTGTTACTACTACAGTAACTACTAAAGATGGTTACAATAAAGGTAAGACTGAAGTAACTACTGAAAAGCCTAAAGAGGACAAGGATGTAGATAAGGGTGACAATACTACTAAAGATGATGGTATCTCAGTAAACTATGTTGAGTTATCTAAGCTTAGTGGTATGTTCAATGATGAGAATTGGACTTATAAGTTCACTGAAGAAGGTACAGATGATATTGTTATCACTTACCTATTCTCTAATCAGGATAAGCTACAAGCTCTTACAGATGTTTGTAAACAGACTGAGGATGTTTTTTGGAGAGTATCACTTACTGAAGAGAGAACCATTGAGATTGGTAGGTTTGGTCAGTATAAAGAGTTAATGGTTAATGAAACTAACTTGTTAGGTAATGAATTAGTAACTCAAAGAGACTTCACTACAATTACTAACTATGGTATCTATCTTACAGATAAGTCAGACTCAGGTACTACTACACTTACTCTTAGAGATGTCTATAATAGACCTTATCTACAGAATCCTGACTTTCCTGTTATTCTAACTGGTGAGGAAGTAAATACTGAGCGTAGTTATGACTATATTGACTTAATTCCTTTTGGAGCTAACAATAATGGTGACTATGCTGTACTAGATAAAGAAGGTCTAGCTCTTGAAGCAGGTAGGGTATATGAGCAATCATTCACATCTAATGATGTCCAACCTGTAGCTAACAACAACAAAGAGCTATCAGATGAAGACAGACTTGTAGCTAGTAGACAACTTTACACACAAGCAGTAAGGAAGCTTATCCACAGTAGAAGAAAAGTAGGTTATACCTTTGACATCAAAGACTTACCTAATAACTACAATGTAGGAGATAAGTTAAGATTGACATTTGTAGACAGACTACTTAAATCTGAGAAGTGTTCTAAATACTTCAAGAAAGTAATGTCTAAAGATGATTACTTCTACATCTCAGAGATTCTAGTTACTACTACCTATGATGGATTCACAAGCTTTAAATTAACAGTAGAGAAATACTTATATAACGATAAGGAGGTATAGATGCAGACAGAAGCACAGAAGCTCTTAAATGCAGTCAATTCATCTACAGAGAGATGGAGAAGACAAGGGTTTCAAAGAAGGTTCTCAGTAACCGACTTGCATGGTATTGAGTATCAATCAGTAATGACAAGTAATGTTCCTGCTCAGTTCTATACATCAATATCTTATGACTTTGATAAGTTTGCTCATTGGTGGTTTAAAATCATTGTTAGACCTTATGGAGTTAAGACAGGACTTAAAGAAGGTGGTTCTACTAAAGGGTCAGCCTTTGGTGGAGATAAGAAGTATACTGGTGGTGATATTACTTATGGTGGTAATACACTTCCTGCAAGTTTAGTACAGACTATACTTGATGGATGTGCTAAGTACAATCTACTTCCTTCAGGTGTTATTGTTCAACTTTATATTGAGTCTAACTGGGGTAACTCAGCAGTAGCTAAAGCAGATAATAACTGGGGTGGTATTACTGGTACTGCAGGTACTAGACCTTCAGGTGTTGTAGTTACTACAGGTAGTGCTAGACCTTCTAATGAAGGTGGTACATATATGCACTTTGCTTCTGTAGATGACTTCCTTATTGACTACATGTATTTGCTAGCTGAACAAACTGCAGGTAACAACCAAAAGATGTATAATGTCCAAGGTAAAACTACATTTGATGAGTTTATGAAAGGACTATTTCAAATTGGTGGAGCTTTGTTTGACTATGCTGCAGCAGGGTATGCTTCTTACTACTCTTTAGCAAATGATGTAAGGTCAGGTATTAACTCAAACAATGATAATATACTTGATAAGATTGATGCACAGTTACTTCAACCTACAAATGCTTCAGATGGTTCTAATGGATACTATGACTTAATTGATGGTAATGCCTTTGGAGACATCATTAGAAGCCATTGGGATGGAGCTACAGGTGCTTGGCAACCTCATGTAGCTAGGGTTAAAAGAGCTATAGCTATTGCTACTAATACACCTGAAGAGCAATTCATTACTTACCCAGGACACCAACCAGACCAATCACTAGCAGTAGACTTCATGACTAATGATAACTATAGACTTGGTGATACTATTGCAGGTTTTGTTATTGAGAACATGGATGAACTTAATATTGACTATGTAATTTGGGGACAAAAGTTCTTCATGAATGTCAATAACATCTATGGGCCTGCTAGGGTATGGAGCTTAATGCCTGATAGAGGTAATAAAACTCAGAACCACGGAGACCATGTTCACGTTTCATTTAAGCCTACTGATAGTATGAATACTGGTACTGTATTCCACTCTTCAGGTGGTGGAGGACAATCAGATGGTAACAACAATAGGGGTTCAGGAATGTCTGACTTTGGAGGTATTGTTGGTACTGCTAGCAGTGGTGAGCCTAATGGAGCTACAGGAGAGGTACAGACAGCTACAGAAACTATGAAGGTACTTGGTGAACTAGATTCACTTAAAGGTACTACACTTGGTAATGGTGAGTGTTACGGTCTTGTAGCTTGGTACTCAATGAAACTAGGTGGTGTAGGTCTTGGTGGTGGTATTACTGGTATTACACATGCCATAGGTGATACACTATCAGCTAGTAACATTGGTGTTGGTTATGACTGGAATGCTGTAGGGTGGAAGGTAGTACCTACATCTAGAGAAGCTATGAAGGTTGGTGCTATCTTTACTGAGACCAATCAATACAGTCCTTATGGACATACTGGTGTTATTAAAGCTATCAATGGTGACACAGTAACCACATTAGAGCAAAACGTATTAGGTCAAAGGTTTGTAGTTGAGAGACAAAGAACTATGGATGATATGCTCAGTGGTGGTAGACACCTTATCTATCCTCCTGAAGTAGCAGGTGGTAAGAGTATTGGTAATACTGATGGCTCACTTACTAGAAACTATGTAGCTAAGTTTGCAGGAGACATCAAAGTTAAGATTGATGGTATTGACTTTACACCTATGTTTAAAGCACAATATGATGGTAAATGGATTGACAAATACTCAGTATTCCCAGATGATAAACCTAACCATGGTTATGATGTTATGTTAGGAGCTACAGCACTGACTGAAGAACAACAAAAGAAAATCTTTAGAAGTGGTGAGCATCTAGTAGAAATTACTGGTTCAATGCAAGCAGATGTTATTTTAAGAACTTATCTTAAGTATAATCACTTAAACTAGGAGCAACAATGAATTACACCAATATCCTTCATAAGAAGTCTCTTAAGCTCTCTGTAGTTAATAGACGAATTGACTTATTAAACAAACACTTACTTAATCATCCTGAAGACTATCAAGCAGTTATCTGTATCCTAGCTCTTAGGTCAGAAGCTCTTAGAAGAACTAAGGAGATTAACATACTAAGTTACTTAGCTAAAGTAGAATTATATAAATAAAGGAGGTACACCATATGTGTACAAACTGTGGATGTAATAGCTGTAATGAATGTAACGAATGTTCAGGACAATATAGCTCTAACTGCAAACCTATTCTTGATGTAAATTGCCTTCCTACACTTGGTAGAACTTCAAGACATTACTTGTATCGTACACCTGACTCTAAGTTGTGGTATGCAAATGCTAACTGTACTGCATGGCTTGAATTGACAAGAGATGAAGCTACAGAAACTAATCAGCTTAATGTCCTACTAGACTTGACTAATAGAGTCATTGAAGTAGAAAAAGCTCTTAAAGCTAAGAATGATGAAAAACCATCTGACAAAGAGGATAAACCTACTGATAAAGATAAGACCCTCTCAGAAGCCATAGAAGCCCTTAAAAAGGAGCTTGAAGGTAAGGCTAGTGTAACAGGACTAGAGGATGTAAACAAAGCAGTACAGAAGCTCTCAGATGCCTTAAACGCTAAAGAGGATAAAGACACTATCTATGATGATTCTGAAATTAAGAAAGCTCTTGAAGAAGTAAAAGCTACTGTAGCTAAGCTTGAAACCAAAGAAGATAAAGATACTATCTTTGACCCTTCAGGATTGGAAGCTAAAGTTACTTCTGTTGAAACTAGGCTTACTACTTTAGAATCTACAGTAGAGACACTTAGAGTAGCTAAAGAATCTCTTGAAGCTAGAGTTACTTACCTTGAAGAACAAAGTAGACGTGATAATGACCACTTGTAATGGAGATAACTAATGGCTATTAAAATTAAAAGAGAAGAGAGAGAAGATAACTTTCCTCTCATCACTGTAACTGACACTAGACCTTATCTTAATTGGACTTATGAAGGTAGTCTTGAAACTGATGATATGGTTAAGGATGTACTTAAACTACAGAACACTCCTTCATATAATGAGACTATTAACTCAGTCCTACTCTATGCTCCTTTCCTCTATGGTACTCAGTGGGCTAGTTTAATTAACCTATTCAACCAACCTATTGTAGGTGAAACCTATGGTGTAGGTGCTATGTTTAAACTTGAAAATCCTAACTACAAGGATACTCAGGGGGAAACTAAGTTTGGTCTAGTAACTGTAAATAAACCATTGACAATCCAAAAAGATGTTTCCTGGGAATCACTTAAAGATTATAATGACAATGGTATTGTCTCTATGATTAACTATAGTGACATCGAACGTAAATAGGAGGTATTAAATGGGTGACTGTATTTCATGGTGTAACCCTGTATTTAAGAGGGTAGAAGCACTACCTGACCTAGACTATGCAACTAGAAACCATGCCTATATTATGCCTGACAATAAAGCCTATATCCTTAATGAAAATGGTGATGGCTTTACTGAATTGACTTCTACAGCAACTACAGGAGGTACATCTTATGATGATAAACCTCTTGTAGCTAGAGTAGAGAAACTAGAAGCTAAAGAAGACAGTGACAAACAAACACTGACTTTAAACGGTACTACACTAAGTATTAGTAATGGTAACTCAGTAGAGATTCCTAAAGGTACTACCTACAAGGCAGGTAATGGTATTACTATTACTGAAGATGGTACTATTAACAACTCTGTAGTTGATACCAATACTAAGTACAGACTTGTAGCTACTTCAAATAACATTGGTGATAAACTTAAACCTCTAACACAGTTAGGTGTTAAAGAGTTTAATAGTTTAATAACTACTAATGCTATTCAAGTTACTTTACCAACACCTAAATATACTTTTGGTGATAAGGAGTTGTTTATCCAATTTCCTAGAATTTCTACTAAAATGTATAAAACACCAGGAATTAATGAACAAACACAAGATTATATTAGGATTGGCTTTACTATCCCAATTAATCAAGCTGAAGCACAAGGTATTGCTAGAGTAGGTAGATACACATTCCCTGAAGCTTTTGGTAATATCCATGTTATGTATGACTTAAGTACAAATGGTGTCCTTAATCTATCATTCTACTTTGAGTTCTACAAGTTTGATTTAGATAACAATAGAATTATTACTGAAGAACCTACATTAACTGTTCCTGCTTCTTTGGATAACTTAACTACAGGTCTCATGTTTGGAGCTAACTTCCAAGATGAGTACACTATTGAAGTGACTCTAGAAGAGCCTAAAGTAGCCCTTGCTGAGCTTGTCTATAGTCTTAAGGAGGTAACTGAATAATGCACAACTATGGTATCTTAAAAAGAGAGGGTATCTCTATTGATAACACAGAGCTTGTAGCTAGTAATAATTTATATGATAGAAACTTTGTTAATTCTATTGCTAAGTATGCTGAATCATGGACAAGTATAACTTTTGTTAGTAATGCCTTTATAAATGGTATTAGTTATACTTTCAATAAGAATAAGTTTACTCCTGTAGAGTATACAGATAAAAAACCAAGAGTATTGTTTATAGCAAATTACTTCACTAACTACTCTCCAAAATATGATGTAACACCTAGTTTTGGTGACTATATTCTTACAGCAAAAGACATCAAATCAGGTAGTGAACTATGTATTATTCATGAAAATAGACTAAGTGTGTATATGGATGGTACTTTAACTGTAACTAGAACATTTAACTTAGATAATAACATGATGGCTAGTTATGTTATTACTAATAGGGATAATCAACAAATAAGATTGAGTGAAACACTATAAAGGAGGTACTAAATGGCTTGTACTGGATGCAATGATTGTGAATGTATTGAAGCTAAAAATAAAAAAGACATTGAAGACAAGCTAAGAGTCCTTCATGACTTAGTATGTGTTATTGCTAACGCTAACTGTATTGACCTTCCTAGAATCCTCTCTAAAGGGTTCTACATGCTATGGTGTATCCTTAGAGACATTCTTAGGATGCAACAAGAATTAGACCTTACAGTGTTTAAGAAGCGTGATGAGGAACTATGTAGAAAGATTTCAGACTTAGCAGTTGAAGTAGAGAAACAACTTACTGCTAACAAAGAAAACTCTAGAATCCTCAATGAATATAACACTAAACTAGCTATCTATAATGAAGCTATGGAAACCTATAATAGGAACTACAAGCTCTATCAAGATGGTCTAGCAAGCTTTAACAAAGCTAATAAGGACTATGAGACTGCTGTAGCTCAGTATGAAAAAGACAAAGCTAACTATGATAAGCTAAGAAGTGACTATACTAATGCTCTTGCTAAGTATAATACTGACTTAGAAGCTTACAGAAAAGTAATGGCTGAGTATACTAAAGCTGTAGAGAAGTACAATAGTGATATGGCATCATATAACGCTTCTAACAGCGAGTATGCACGTCTTAAGGCTGAGTATGATAGAAAGCTTAAGGAGTATAATGACAAGCTTAGAGAAGCTGAGAAGGCTGAATCTGACTATCAGACAGCTATTGTTGAATACAACAAAGCTATTAAGCAGTGGGAGGCAGGACTTGTAGGTAACATTGGATATACCTTTGAGTTTACAGAACTAGATAATACTGGTGCTGACCTTCCTGATGAATATACCTTTGATAAGAATACTGGTAACTTTACTATTAAGTCTCCTATCAATGATGGTACTGAGAATATTGGTTACTGGGTTCTTAGAGGTAAAGTAGGATTCAATGCTAGCTACAGTGGTATTACTGGTGGTGTTAATATTAAGGCTAACAGTGTTACTATCCAAGAGGTAAGTTATGATAAGGTATCTCCTAAAGTAGCTTTCTCAGACTTTAGTATCACTTACAAGAAACCTAATGGTGCTGTTATTTGGTCTAAATCCTATAGAGGACAGTCAGCATTTACACAAGCCCTTGATGTTACCTATCCTTTATCACATGACATCAACATCAATCAAGGACAATCACAAAATATTGACTTCCTTCTTTATGATGATATGTGGGTAGAAGGTTCTCATAATAAGGTATCACTTAAGATTACAGCTCCTACAATCTCTATGGAAGGTAGACCTAAAGAACCTACTAAGAGAACTGTAGTTGTACCAGAAAGACCTACAGAACCTGTAGCTCCTGGTGGTAATAAACCTGTAGAACCTACTAGACCTAATCAGACTGAGCCTGTAAGACCTAATGAGCCTACAGTAACAGAACCTATTAGACCAACACAACCTACAGGAACTAAACCTACAGAACCTATTAAGCCTACAAGACCTGAAGAACCACAACTCTTTGAGGTTAAAGCTGTTAGTGTTACTTGTGGAGACTTAACACCTGTACCTAAAGAATTAACAGGAGGTAAATAATGTCTTGCTTAGGACAATGTGGAGATTGTCAATGTGAAAAGATTAATGTCTGTGTAGAGGTAGAACAAAGACAAGATGTAATGGAAAAGAAGCTTAAGGTCTTGAAAGACTATGCTTGTTTACTAGCAAATACATCTTGTGTAGGTCTACCTAAAAGACTAGCTCAATATGCTTACTTCTTATGGTGTTTCCTAAGAGACTTGCTTATTATGGTAGTTAACTTAGATAAGCGTGTAGATAACCTATGTGCTGTAGCTAACTGTCATGAAAAGAAACTAAATGCTCTTGTAGACTTCCTAATTGGTAAGTTGAGTGACAATGTAGAATTATCTATGAAGTCCAACACTACTGTAGTTGAAACTGGTGGAGGACAAACATATAGTGTAGTTAAGACTGACACTAACGGTAATTTTACTATTGTATGGAACATGGTTGATACTGGTGAGGTTGGTGTTGGTAATGTTCATGGTAAAGTTATTCATAGCTACACACCTAATAAAGATGGTTCTATCCATGCTAAAATTAGTGCTATCAGAATTGATAAAATTAAGTATGTCAATAAAGCACCTACTACTCATCACAATGGTAGATTCACTATCTATGATATTGATAACAATGTAGTTTTCCAAAAAGGGTATGACCCAGGACAGTCTTGGGAACAAGACATCAATAGAACACTTGAATACAATAAGGAATTTGACCTTAAACCTGAAGGTGGTTCATCTGATGTTATTAAGATGTTATCTACTCTTGACGAGTGGGTATATGCCCCTACAAGAAGTAGTATTACTGCTCAGTATATTAATCACAACCCTAATATTGGTTTACCTACTGACCCTTGTAACGTACTATGTGGTGCTTGTGATTGGTCAGATGAAAAGATTGCTGAGCGTAAGCAAAAGGAAGAAGAAGAGAAAAAGAAAAAAGAAGAGGACGCTAAACCCAAAGAAGAAGGTAAGTAGAATTGAATATATCAGTTGATATTTTAATGACTACTGTAGGGGGGGCAGTATCAACACTATCTACATGTGTAGGTATTTACATGACAATTAGGAAAAGCATTAGAGAAAGTAGAGAAGAGAGAGTACAGATAATTGCTCATCAAAATCAATTAAATGAAACTCTTACTAAACTTACTAATGATGTCAGAGAATTGGTTATTGAGAATGAAGCTCAGCAAAAGCAATTAGAAGCTACTGAGAGCTTCGCTAAGAGCCATTTTAGAATGGAGCTATACAATGCCCTTACTAAGGCTCTAGAGCGTGGTTATACGTTTGTAGATGAAGCTACAGAGATTGCTAAGATGTATACCATCTATCATAATAATGGTGGTAATGGTGAGATTAAATTACTCTATAGCAAGTATGATAAACTAGAAATTAGAGAGGAAAGATACAATGATTTTTAGTAATAAAACTTATGATGTACTTAAGTTTGTAGCAATTACTTTTATTCCTGCTTTAGCTACCTTTGTAGGTACTGTAGGTATTGCAGTAGGATACCCTGAAACTACAGGTGTTATTGTTACTGTATTGACTGCTTTAGGTACTTTCATTGGTGCTTTGGTAGGTCTATCAAGCACAAGTTATAATAAAGGAATTGAATAATGAGTTATCAAGACTTTAAAAATACTCACCTTGGTAATGGTTATGACATTGATGGTTGGTTTGGAGACCAATGTTGGGATGGTTTTGCAGAATACTGTAACTACTTAGGTGTTCCTGTTGTTAACTGTACTGACAGTGGATATGCACAAGACCTGTGGACTCAAAGACACAGTAATGGTATCCTAAACTACTTTGATGAAGTAGAAGTAATGCAACCAGGAGATGTAGCTATCTTTGCTGTTACACCTTCAACACCTTACTCACATGTAGCTATCTTTGATAGTGATGCAGGTAATGGATATGGTAACTTCCTAGGTCAAAACCAAGGTGGAGAACAAACTAACCCTAATGGTGGTGGAGTATTTAACATTGTAGCTCTACCTTACTCAGCTACATTTGCTACTGCTTTTAGACCTAAATCAGCTAATAACACTGCAGTAGTTACTAACAACTCAGAACCATCTTCTGTAGTTAGTGGTATGAAGAAAGATGACTACTTCATTGATGTATCAGCTTATCAACCAGGAGACCTAACAGACATCTGTAATGCTAGTGGTACTAGAAATACCATTATTAAAGTTACTGAAGGTACTGGATGGTTGTCTCCTGTAGTTACTCAACAAACCAATACAAGTAACTGTGTAGGGTATTATCACTTTGCTAGATTCGGTGGAGATGTAGGTTTAGCACAAGCTGAAGCTGACTTCTTTATTAGTAATCTACCAAGCAAACATAGATACTTAGTATGTGACTATGAAGATAGTGCTAGTGGTAACGTACAAGCTAACACTGATGCTGTAATTGCCTTTATGGATAAGTGTAAACAAGCAGGCTTTGAACCTATTTACTATAGCTACAAGCCTTATACACTAGCAAATGTCTATATTGACCAAGTAACAGCTAAGTATCCTAATAGTTTGTGGATTGCAGGATACCCTAACTATGAAGTAACTCCTACTCCTTATTGGGGTGTATATCCTGGTATGGAACACATGAGATGGTGGCAGTTTACTTCAACTGGTATTGCAGGTGGTCTAGACAAGAATATTGTATTGATTGATGATGAAGTAACATCATCTAGTAACGTAGAAGAAGAGGATGGAAACATGAACTTTGTTGTAAGAAATCAAACTGGTGATAGTGGTTATGTAGCTGTAGTTAATGGCAGAGTGTTTGGTATTGGTGATATGGAAACTGTATTCCAACTACAGAATGCAGGAGCTAAACACCTTAATCTTCCTGATGCTGACTTTGGTAGATTCATTGACAGTCAATCAAGAGATGCACAAGAGATTAAACAAGCTATTGCAGATGCTAATGCTAAAGTGGTAGAAGCTATTGAAAAGATTAAATCTACTTCAGTACAAGATGCTCTTGGTAAAGTTACTATTAAGGGTAACTTGGAAGTATCAAACGAGGGATAATGATGAAGAGACTAATTGCTACTCTAACTGTTTTACTTGCCCTTGGTGTAGCTACTGTAGCTCATGCAAGTGTAACAAGTAACTATAACCCTGACACTAGGTATAATAGATATGGTTACAATAATGGTACTGAAGGTAGAGTGATTAACCGTTCTACAAGTGGTGCATTCCTCACTTACTTTGACAACTACAGAGTCTATAACTTTGTTAGTGAGACTAAGAATAGTGATGGTACTGTAACTAGACTATGGCAACCTAAGAAGGATGTAGCTGTTATTACTGACTATAACTCTTTCTCTTATGCTAATGATGGTGCTAAAGTCTATAACTTTGATGAATTTGGTAATCAATTACCTGAAGAATCAACTGACTTTAAATCACTAGACTTCCTAGGAGAGTTCAGTATTAACAGTTGGACTGCTTACAGATTTTGGAAATAGTGGTATAATAGGCTTATAGCCACACCACTATAAAATTTAAAGGAGTAAATCACCTCCCCAACTAGGTCAACTGGGTTACAATGACTTAGTGGCTATATAAGGCTCTTAGAAGACGTTCTAAGGGTCTTTTATTATACCCTAGTATATTTACCCTAGGAAGCTAGTAGAATTGATTACAGAGCAAATTAGGGCATAATAAAAGGCTATAGAAATAAATCTATAGCCAGTGAAATCTTCTAGTATTTTCTAGAGTTTGAAAAGAGTTTGTTGTTAAATATTTTGCGTTAAATTTTACATTGTATTTTAGTTTAATTATTGTTGTTCAAGCACTAAATAAACTATAGTGTAATTTATTCTAGTTTTCTTCTAGTGACTTGATACGTTCAAGTCTCTTTTCTGTAGCTTTAGCAATTAAACCAAGCACATAAGATAGTGTAACAATGGCAATCCATAGAATACCAATGATAGCACTAATAAAGTAAAATAAGTCCTTTAAATCCATTATTCACCCCCTTCCAGTGTTTCCAGTACATATCTACCCATTAAGATAGCATCAGCTTCATCATCATTAATACCATGTCCAATTAAGAACATAGTCTCAGCTACAGAGATTGATGTTTGCTTTTGTTCATCCCTTGTAGCTTTCCCTTTACCTAGTCCAAAATGTTTCTTCCAGGTATTAGGGAATACTTGAATAAGGTTAGCTTTAGGTAATTGACCTAGCAATATACCTTGTGCTAGACACAGTTTCTTGACTGTCTTAATGTTCTTTAAGAAGAAAGTATCTTCAATAACTACAGTATCAATACTATACTCTTTATCTAGTTCAGTTACTTTGTCAGCCATCTTTCTTACTCTGACTAACCAATCCTTACCAGTAGGTTTAACATAACCATACTTAGTAAGCTTATCACCTACATAGAGAGCATAACCAGTGCTTGTAGTTGACACATCAAGAGCCAATATTACTTGTTCCTGTGCTTCCATTTAGTACCTTCTCCTTTAGCCCTTAGATACCTTCTATAGGGCTGTGTAATACCTATATTAAGCTTCTCAGCTAGTTTATAAGCAAGATGGTTCATAGCTATGATTTCATACAAGTCAGCTTGTCTTTGTCTTATCTGTCTTAACCTCTTTGTATAAAATCGTTGCTGAGATGAACCATTCCTGTACTGCTTCTTAAGTCTCTTGATTTTGTTGTATTCCTTTTCTAGGTCTATGTATTTCTTCATAGCCTTATATGCTTCAGGAGATTTGTCTACCTTGCTTATACCACGGACTCTAGGTAGTTTATCCTTAGAGCCTTTAGGTCTACCACTAGACTTAAGAATTGGTATACACCACCACAACTAATCTATCATTACCACTTCCAGTAGCAGTAATTTGTTTAATAGATTTGTTATTGTTTTCAACTAGGTACTGATTGATTTTAAATTCAACATCTAACAAGTTACCTTGATATAATTGAACACTATCTTTAGGATACATACTGATAATATCTTCTTCATTGAACCATTCATTAGTTCCATCAACATTAACAGCATAAGCTCCTTTACCAATGTTAGTAATTACTCCTGGTTTATTATTGACCAAGACTAATTGACCAAGACTAAAAGTCAATATTACCACCTCCACAATTAAGTTTATACGGTAGATACTTAGATGTAACTACATCATCACCATAACCTATAGCACTTTCAATAGCTTCTTCAAGAATCTGTAGCTTAGTTTCTTGGTAGTCAGCTAAGTGAATTAGATAAGATTCAATACACTGTGGTTTCTCACCAAAGTCTCCATGATGTTGACCAATAATAGCCATCAATCGTAGGTAAGTACCCATAGAATACTTAGTTAGAATGTCAGCTTCTAGTTTAGTAAGAAGGTGAATACCAAACAGTGTATGAGGTACAAATGAGTTCTCATGTCGTTGGCCATTTAGATACTCAAATGACTTACCAAAGTCATGAATGATACAACCAATGATGAGAGAAGGCATGTCAACACCATTTCTGATGTTATTGTAGAATACATCAGTACTATCCCCACCAAACATAAAGCTACATAGTTGAGAGAATACCTTAACTGTATGAGCAGGTAAACCTCCTTCATAAGCATCATGGACACTGACAGCACAGTAACCTTCTAAGAAGCCTGGTGTAGCTTTATTGATTAATTCTACAGCATCATAGATATAGCTAACTACAGGGCTTGTAAAGTCTCCTGTTACTTGTGTAAACACATTCTCTAATGCGTTTGCAAATTCAACATAATCATTATACTTAATCTTACTCATCTTCTCCCACCTTAACTGTTAGCTTGAATCCTTCTTTTACATCACCTGTAATTTCATCAACACAATCTGTAGTTGCAAATAAGTCTGACAAAATTTCATTAGTAAACAAGTCATGACACTTGACTAGCTTATTAACAGCCATAGACATAATCATAGTATGACTGTCTTTATCTAGTTCATCTTCCTTTTGTGCTTCCATAACAAAACGCATGAATAGAGATGAAAGGTTAGTAAATGAATGATGGATTTTAACAACTTCATTACCTTGACTATTAGTAACATTAATTGTTTGTGGTTCTTCTTCACAGTATTTTTCCATAAGAATCATGTCGATTACTGCCATAAGCATCTTACCATTGTCAACAACATATTCATTCGGAACAATATCATCTTCACCTACAAGTAGTCTATTAAGACTCTTGTAGTTCCCAATAGAGATAAGTTGTTCACTGTGAATTTTCTTGTCATTTTGATATAGGTTGATAGTGTAAAGATAGTTCATTTTAAAATTCCTTTTCTATTAATTAATCATGTTTACCCCAAGCTGAGCCAATTTCAATATCAGCTACAAGAGGTACTGTAATTTCAATATCACATATTTCAAGAATACTAGGATTCTCCATGTGTTCTTTTACTTTTTGAGCATATTCTTCAGCAACATCTTCATCTGCTTCAACTAGAATGGCATCATGTACTGAGCCAATAATCTTATACTTAGATTTGTCTAGTGATTCATCTTCTAGAATATCTGCTAAAGCACTAATAACTAGGTCACTTGCAAAACCTTGGACAGGTGTGTTAATAGCTTGTCTTTCAGCTTCACTAACATCCTTCCAATTTCTGCTCTTAAGGTTAGGTAAGAAACGTTTACGTCCAATAGGGCTATAAGTATATCCATACTTCTTAGCATAGTCTACAAACTTCTTATGCATGTCTAGTAGCCTTGGATATGAGTTAAAGAAATCATCTCGAATATCTTCAGCTTCTTCTAAAGTAATTTCCATACCATAGCCTTTAGCATACTCCTGGTAAGTCTTAGCTGACATACCATACAAGAGACCAAAGTTACAGTTTCCTTGGATAGATACTTTACCATTATGTCTAATAACAATATTATGTTCAGGAACAGTTACACAGTACACAGTATAATTAGTATTATGAACAGTTCTTGTATCTATGTCTTTACTTTCAAATCTACTTAGACATCCTTTATTCATATTATAAGAGATACACCAATGTTCACTGATATTGCCTTCAGCATCATTTCTTTTAGATATTCTAGCTCTTATACCTGATTGTATAGCCATAATCTGCATGAAATCAAGTGTGTTTTTGTTTGTAGAAGAAACACGTACTAAATCATACTTATTAACATGACCATCCCAGTATCTGGCTTCATCTAAGTAGACTTTAGGATTAAGTTCCTTAAGTGATTCTAAAGTAAGTGTTTTATCTACTGAACAATAACGCTTAACTAAGTTTACAATATCAAAGTCATTTATAGTAAATGTAGTTACTTTATTTTTACCTTGTATTGTTTCCTTGTAGTTAATGTTACTATCTTCTAAAAGATTCCTAAATCTTGTTATCTTTCTTTCTTTAGTAAAACCAAACCTAAGTATTGTTCTTGACTTATTATAACTACCATCAGCTACAAAAGCAGAAACAAATCTAGTTAAATTATCATCTATAAATTTAGACTCATCATAATCAAAGAATCCTGCATTAACCCAAGCATACTTAGCTTGTCCATGACCTGCCAATTCTTCATAAGGAGCTTTTTTCATATACTTCCTTGTATTTTGTACTTGGACAATACATTCATGGTTAGGTGTAAGTCTTAGAGATGTATTTTCATTTTCAAAAGTACATACTTTTTGATTAGTGATTCTTCTAAAATCTAAGGGTTCTGTGTAAGAAATCTTTTGAGATTCTATATTGTACTGAGCTACAGGTGTCTTACCATCGTACATATTAAAAGGTACAAATCCTTTTTCTGTAAGTATTTCAGTGTCTCCTGTGAAACAAGACTTAGCTTCAGTACGTTTTCTCTTTTGTTCTTCAGGACTTAGTTTAGATGTATCACCAAACAGCATCTCTGTAGTTTTACTATGCAAGTCACTACCTGATTGATAAGCATGTATCATGTTTTCATCTTCAGAAAAGATACTAGCTACACGTAATTCAGCTTGTGACATATCCACTTCAATGAATTTTCTGCCTTTAGGACATGTGATTACATTCCTAAGTGTAGACTCCTGGGGCACTTGTTGGATGTTAGGATTCTTACAAGTAGTCCTTCCAGTGTCAGCAGTGATGTTAAAACTTGGATGTAGCTTACCATCATATTGTGATAACTCTTCCCACAGATTCACAAATTGTAACTGTTTAGTAAGCTTATTATATCTAAGTAAAACATCTAATATTTCATGTTTACCTTCTTTTGACCACTCTTCTAATTGTGATTGATTAATTTGTGGTTGACCACCTTTAGTCATGTGTTTAGTCTCCCAACCTAACACCTCACAGAATAGTCTTACCTTTTGTTGAGCTGAGTTAAAGTTGTCTACTTCAGCTTCTTTAACAATATCAAAAGAGTAAAGTTCTTTTTCAACTTCTTTAAGCTCAGTCTCTATTGTAGCTCTGGTCTCTCCCAATAAACCAAAGTCTATTGTAACCCCTTCTTTTTCAACCTCTATATAGGCATTATAAGCTCTTACCTCATGTCTATAGACCTTAAGTAGCTTATAAGCTTTAACTTTAGGATATAGGTAATTATAAAGTCTGAATCCATATACAGTATCCCCCATACCATACTTAATAAGAGTCATTCTTCTTTCTTCCAAGACACGCTCAGACACCTTAGAGTAGTAATCAAGTACCTTATCATAATCAGTACCATCATCTACAAACTTAATAAGCATCTGTGGTTTGTCTAAGAATAAGCTACCTTCCAAGTCATTATATAGAGCTTCAATCATTTTGTTATATGGTGTAAGTTTCTTAAGCTCAGTATTTTCTAAAGCCCACTCTTTTAGTTCTTTCTTAACACTAGCTACAGTTACCTTTTTATTAGACTTCTTAGTTTCCTTATCAATATCATAGTCAATACCAAAGTATTTCTTAACAAGGTACTTAAGTTTAAGTTTAGGTTCTGTAAGCATGTGAGCTAGAATCTGAGTATCCCCAAACAGTTTAAGCTCTAGTCCACACTTTCTAAAGAAGAATAGGCTATCAAACTTACCACCATGAGTAATAATTTTGAATTGATTTAGGAACTTAGCAATAGCTTTAAGCTCACTGTAGTTACCATCAACCCAAAGTACATAAGTATTTTCACTCTCATCTGTAATCTGAATTGACTTAATTTCATCAGTGATATTATTGAGTCCTGTAGTTTCAATATCAACATAAATTTTCTTATTATTACTAAGGTCAATCGTCATACCACTCTCAAAACGCTCTAATTCGCCTTCTGATGGCTTGTAAAACGTTTCTAGGGTTGTTGTATAGGTAGGTTGTTTAACACGCTTAGAACGCTTCTTAGAGCTTCTGAGAGCCTTTGACTTTTTTGGCATTGGTTCTTCTTCCTTAACTTCTTCTTCAGCTACAGTCTCTTTTTTCTTTTTAGACTTCTTAGCCTTTTTCTTTTTCAATCTCTCCTTACGAGTATTGATAGGTTTATCAGGTTTATCCTCTGAATATTCCCCACCAAAATCATCATCAAGGTTCAATGTCATTTTAAGACTATCATCAATTCTGATAGTTCCTTCAGAACCCATGTGGTTACGGAAACGGTTAAACATCTTAACCTTCCTTATCACAGTCCGTCTAGGGGGTTGAAGCATAATCAATGACTCATACCATCCTTCAAAGAATCCTGAACCATTAATATCACTTGTAGATAAGTCTGAAGAGCCATCTGTTTTTCTTGTATGGTGTACAAGAATAATACTACACCCAGTTTCTTTTCTAAGCTCTGTAAGAGTCCTTAGTTTAGGTGTAACATCCACTTGATGGTTCATATTACCACTACCAAACAAGAGATATAGAGGGTCAATTACAAGCATCTTGATACTGTTTTCAATGATAGTACGTTTAAGAACTTCAATGTTATCAAGATTAATACTTGATTGGACATAATAGATTGGTAAGTCTGTAGTTCCTGCAATGTTCATCAATCTTGATTTTTCTGCAACTAAACTATTTTCCCCTTGTAGAATGAGAACACCACCTTGGATAACCTTTCGACCATCAAATGGTTTACCACTAGCTACAGCTACAGCCATGTTAGTAATTAGAGTAGACTTGTAGCTTTTAGGAGGTGCTACAATCAATCCTACTGAATCATATTCCCAAAGACCTTCAATGAGCCATTCTTCACCATGCTCACCTTCTTTAACATCATTGATACCAATGATATGTACTTCATCTTCAGAAATATTAACTGAATTACTAAGTTTTTTTCTACGTTTAGTCTTTGACTTAATTCTTAGTAGAACCTTGTCAATTTCATCTCTATCCCACTTGTCTTGGTCTGTAGACATAACTACAAACTTAACTTCAGAAGACTTAGCACCTTGCTCATATAGAGCTTTAGCAATAGCGTATACATAAGCACTACGGTCAGTAATTTCTCTTTCTACAAGAGGTTTTACTTCATATTTTTTGTAAAGCTCTTCCAGGTCATATTCCTTATTAGGAATTTTTTTGCCTTTGACCTTCTTCTTTTTAGTGCCTTTCTTGTATTTATCAAATTCAAGAATTTCATAAATGTCTTGTCTACGGTATACAGTACCATCACCAATAGGTTCTGATACCTCTTGTGGGGTAGCATACTTATGATTAACTGTAGTTGGAATCCTATACAAGTGTACTATGTCACTAGCAGAATCAAACTTAAATTTTTTAACCATAGCATGAGCTAACACCTCATAGTCTTTAGGTGCAATAACTTTATCACTTATCCAAAGACCTTGGTATTTATTAGGGCTTGTTTCCCAATAATAACTAGGTGGAAACTCTTCAGGAATTTCAGCACCATCAATATCAGCTACAAGGAACCTAGTAGGTTTGGCATTTTCAAGTAATCTATCCTCACCATCAATAGGAGCATAACACATGAATACATTGTAATCATCCTTGTATTCTGTAATATACTCATCAATTTCATCAAGAGTAATAGTACCATTGTTAAACTGCCCACTTGATGCCAAGAGACCCACATGTATTTCATCATCCTTACCAAAGTTAAGAGATAGTACATCCTTAAATTTTTTATCTAATGGCATCCTAGCACCTCTATCCTTCCTTAACTAACAAGCTTTCAATAAAGTCATTTGAAGATTCTTCTTTATTAGCATCAATAATAAAATCCATACTATGTTCAAAAAAATAACAACGACTATTTAAAGTTTCGTCACTTCCTTGTCTAAAGAAACTACTTGCACTATGTAACATACCACCAATATCTTTACTAATAAAAATAATATCTTCAGAACTACCATACACCAAGATACCATATAAATCATGTGCAGTATTTTTAACATACTTAGCTTTATACTTATTACCATAAATTTCTACAGTAAGTGGGTACTCATCTTTAGTATCAGTAGAACCAAAACCACCAATGCGTTCTGTAGTTACAATATCATCACCAATATTTACACTGTGAAAGATACCTTGAGCAATAGCTTCACCTTTTTTAATGGTAATTTCTTCATAACCAATATTAAATAAAGCAATTTTAATAGTATTACCTGTAGCAAAGTAATCAGAATCAATTACACCTACACCTAATGGATTGATAAGTCTTTTTTGAGCAAAACTAGAACGACCATAGATACCTAGCCATAAGTCACTAGAGAAATCACAAGATACAAGTGAATCAATAATAACTGTTTCTTTGGGTGCAATAGTAACAGTATTAGGTGCTTTAAAATCATAACCAACAGAATTTTTTGTAGCACGCACAGGAAGCAGTCTATCGTCCTCTGTGTGCCATTTAATATAGCTCATCAGCATATTCCTCCACAAGTGACTTAATCTTGATTACAAGACGTTTCTGAGCGTCTGGTGACACTACATGTAAACGACTAGCATAATATAGAATTACCATCTGAGTAATATCCATATCTTGATAATCAATTACTTGTGGCACTGTATAAGTAAAATCACTTGGTCTTTCATAAATTTTATTTAAGCTAATACGTTTACACAAGAACTCAATAGCTTTCTCTAGGTCTTGCTTACCACCCTTATACTTATGTCTCCACACATACTTAACGGCTGTAGCTATAAAGTAATCAAGCTCATACTTAGCAATAAAATCCCAACATTCTACATTGTTAGCATTGTAGCGTTGTGGGTTATGTACTTCAGAATCAGAATTTTTTTCTTCTTCTTTTTCAAGAATAACTACTTTATTACCTTTAGACATGTTAAATAATTTAGAAGTATTAAGTGGTTGATAAACTACATGATATTCTTGAATGTCTACACATTCCAAAGGTTCATTACTATATCCAGGTTCATCTACACGGAAGATGTCCCCTACTTTTAATTCATTAGCTTGCATTTAGAAACTCCCTTCAATAAGAAATTCTTCTTCAGTAACACCTGCAATTTCAGCAAGTTTTTTGATGGAAGCATCAGAAGCAAGTTTTTTCTGATTGATGTAGTTTTGGATTGTAGTGTGACTTACACCTAAAGCTTTAGCAAGCTTTAACTGAGTCCATCCTTGGACATATAAGAGCTTAGAGATGTTGTAAGCAATAGCTTGCATTTTTTCATCTTTACTCTTCATCATCCTCTTCTTCCTCTTCTTCGTCCTCGTCTTCTTCCTCATCATCATCTTCAAGGTCGTCTTCATCACCAATAGGAAGGTAATCTTTAATTTCTTTAAACTTAGGATTCCCCTCTTGTGGTGCTACTTCAACATTGAGTGATTCACCAATAAGGTCTTCAGAATCAATCTCATCTACAGTAACATCAAAGTCTTCAAAACCAACAGCACGAACCATACTTTGGAACAACTGTCCTGAGATGTAGTTGTCAAAGAAATTACTTGACATAGTCAATGACTTACCTACAAAGGTTACTTGTGTAGCAGGTTTTTTGTCTTTACCAAGTTTTACACGTTTAATCTTGGTAATTTTTACCTCATGGATTCCATCTTTAATACCTTCTGCATTTTCAAATTTGATTTTCATTGTTATTCTCCTTTAGATTTTTTAGATTTTTTTGTTTTAACTGTCTGAGCAGATGAGTTTTCAGTCACTCCTAGGACTTTATTAATATCATTCCATGTAGGATTGATGAGCTTATCAGGAACAGAATTTTTTTCAGGTGTACGAACCTTAAGAGTGTAGATATTAGAATCACTAAGTTGGATTCCATAATAAGTCACTTTCTTAGGCTTACCGTCTACCTTTTCTTTTTTCTGATATGTACGAGCATTAGCTACAAGAGAGCATGAAGCTAACAGATAGTCACGGATAGACCCTTGTAGGTCTGCTGTGATAATTTTAGGAAGGTCTTCATCTTCATCTTCTAGATTAATCTGTTTCTCTTGACAAATGACATAGATATTTTTTCCTGCATTTGCAAAACGAACTAACCTATCAATGACTGAAATCATTTCCTCTTTTGCATAACCATATAGTTGTAAGGTCATGCGTTTAGCTTTCTTATCGTTCTCAATAAGATAGTCATACAGAAATTGTTGGATTTTAGTTAAATGGTCAATAGCAAAGCTATCATAATTTTTTACCTCATCCAACACTTCCAAGAAATCTTCCCAGGATTCCACTGTAGCTACATCAACTGTCTGACCTGATTCAGCTACATCATTCATAATTGTAGACAAACCATTGTCAGCATCAGCAACTAAAATTTTTCCTGGCATGGAAGAAATTAGTTTGGTCTTACCTTTACCAGGCATACCGTAAATGGTAGTAAGATTATGTGGTTTAATCTCACTAAGTTTTTTCAACTTAACCATGTAGTTTACTCCTTTAAAAATTTTTTACCTAAAAGGTAATGACAGCCAGGGGAATCGAACCCCTGTAGCACATAAGACAAATGAAATGTACGCATGTAACGTTATGAAATAAAGAAAGGTAAAATTAATTTTTTAGAACAGTGTTGTGCTTTAACCTTTGCTGTCTCAATAGGGCTATAAGCCCTTAAATTATTTTTTGAAATTTTTTCTATAGTGCTTATCAATCAACGCACTGCGCTTGTAGCTTGTAGCTTTAGAATTAAATCCTGCTAAATTCCAAGCTAGGATACATAGAAAACCTAGAGCTACACAATACACTGGATGTGCAATGATATACCTAATAATATCCATTATTCAACCTCTTTCACTTCAACGCCTGGACAATTGAATACCCACCCAAAATCAGCTTCTTCTAACTCTTTACGGGTGTGGGCCACTCGAAACTGATGTGTCTCCTGTCTGCTATTGATATACCAATTGCCGTCAATCTCGTGATTCAAATATCTAGCGTCGCCACAAACTCCTTTGAATTTGACTATATATCTGGCCTCTTTCTCGACCTCATACCAATCAGCTACACATTGTGGAACTACTTCCTGACATTCTTTTTGATTATCCATTATTTTCTTTCTCCCTATAGATTATCAAAGCTGAATTATTATAGTAAGTGCCACTTACACCACTATCAACAACAGCAGAAACATTTGACTGATACTTAATATCAATAACTTCAATATTAGGATTTTCTTCCAAGAAATCATTAATTAAATCATCTATTTCTTCAGGGTCAAAAAAATTTTGGCTAGTTACTAAATATTTAGTTTTAATCATTATTGTTCTACCTCAATAAGTTCTACACATTCACAGCCAAGAACCCAACCAAAAGAATTTTCTTCTAAGAATTTCTTTGTAAATTTTGTTTGGAAGTATTTTGTTTCTTCTTTACTACTTAATTTAAAAATTTTTTCTTCTATTTCGTAGTTAAGATAACTATAAACATTACCAAAATTTTTAAATTTAACAAGATAAAATTTTTCTTCTCGTTTATAGCCATTTATCCAAGCAAGAGCAAATTTTTCTTGGTTTGCACTATCATCTAGCCAATCTCTAACTACACCATCACTAACATATTTACTTGTTGACATGTTTAAAGCACCCATAATAGAGTATTTAAAACTTTTCATATACTCTAAATAGTTAGCAATATGCTCAGGTAATGTAACTAAAATTTTTTCATCCATGATATTGTCTCCTTATTGTTTTATCTTAATACCATTTTATTGTATCACTAAGAGTTGCAAAATGCAACCCTAAACTAAAAAATTTTTCAAATTCCTTTAAAAAGTGTTGTAATGCCAATCCCCAAAGCTTTAGCAATATTTTTTATTTTCACTAAAGTAGGATTTATATTTTGACTTTTCATGTTTGAGATATGGTTAGGTGACTTTCCTAACTTAAGAGATAATTTTGTTATCGTAGTTCCTCTACGATTGCACATATCTACCACATTATCCCAAAATTTTTTTACTGCTTCTCCATCATCTAAATATTCTCTACCCAATTAAAACCTCCAATCAAAATTTTTTAAAATACATGTATACCAAATACACAAACAAGAACAATCCTAATTCTGAAATCCATTCTATCAATTCGTCTTTATCATCAATCAATGCCAATTCCACAGCTAGAAACATTAAACAAAGTATCACATATTTATTAATTATCATCTTCTTCAATTCCTGTAATCTTGATTCGATTTTCTTCTTCAAAACCATGTACTAATTCATCCATGTAAGGTGTACCATAATCAGATTTTTTGAAGATATTATAATCAGGATTGTTGATAATAATTTCAATCGTAGAAAGAAAATCCTCAACTACTTTAGTTACAATTTTTTCATTGTAGTTGATTTTAAACTGGTGAAAATGATATCCCCTACCTGTAATTTTTTCTTTTGGGTTAATACAGTCATAGACAAAGCCTTGCACGTTATAGCCTAGAATTTCTTTCATAACATACATGTAAACATTACACTGTAGTTCTAATCGTAGGTTTTCAAAGCGTGGCTTATTGCTGTAGGTCTTGTAATCAACCAACCAGATTCCACCATCAGCGTCAACAACTATAGCGTCTATGTAGCCTTGAAAGTGTTGTCCTGGTAGATATTCTGACAAATCCCACTCAATAAGTTTCTCAGTCTCTAATACCGTACCGATTGACTCTACACCATTGTAATGATTAAGGTATTTCTCAGCTACACGGATTCCGTCAGCTACACCCTTATCAGACAAGCCTTCTTTATTTGCCCAAGTATCAATGGACAATAGAATACTATGTAGACTAACACCATTACCAATACACTCTAAAATGTGGTGTAGTGTAGTTCCTCGGTCTAATGCGTCCTGCCAAGGACTAGGCTTGGATAGACCTTTAATATAGTGACAGTAAAAATCCCAAGGGCTTTCAAGCCATTTGTTAACCCTACTCACTGACCATGTATTACCACATGGTAATTCATCAGGTATATCAACTACATTATCACGATAGAAATCTAGTTTCAATACTCTTTGTAGCTTCCTAAAGTTTTTAGTCTTGCTTGTCAACCCTCGTTGTTTCCATTGGGTGACACTACTAGCACTAACACCTAATGCATTAGCAAAGACTTTGTTTGTAAGACCATACTTATCCATATAGTCTTTTACTTGCTTTGCTTTGATAGTTTCAAAAGTCATTTATTATAACTCCTTATTAAAATATAGCTATTAATATAGCTTATAGCACCTAGACCCCTGACAGTCTAGTGTGAGCCTATCTCAAATGCTCTTAAACCCCTCTAAAAGGGCTTGTAATCAATCCTAGACCCTTGGTAGTGTATTACTACTTAAGTCATGTTTAAGGCTCTCAAAAGCCTTTTTATGAGCTATATGGGACTGCTCCCATGCTCTAGCAGTCTGTTCCCAACTAGGACGGTATGGCTGATGAAATACAGCCTTGTCTTCTTTTTTACTGAAAATACTAAACATTATTATCTCCTTAAATTTTGTTATACCTTTTAACCATTGCTTTTGTAACTGTAATCACTAAACTACAGTCACTTAGCTCACTATCTGAAATAGGCTTTCTAATTTCAATAATATCTTTCCTAGATACTTGACTAAACACCTCTATATAATAATATAGAGGTGTTTTGTTTGTTAGTGAAATTCTTTTGTATTCTGTCTTAAGATGGTATTTTTCACCATTCTTAAGACTAATAATAAAGTTTTCCATAATCAACACCTACAATCAATAATGCCATAGCACCCAACACTAAACAACCTACCATTTATTTACTCCTTATTTCTTAACTACAGATATTCTGTAGCTTCAACTATAACTAAATTATCAAAAGTATCAGGAAAGAGCTTTTTATATTCTTCCTCAGCTACTTTTATACTAGGGTATTCACCTAATGCTAATACCCCTTTTTCTTTATGTTTAACCACTAAGAGAACCATGTAGCTAGTCCTCTAGAAAATATTGATTTTAGCAGTTTTAAGTTCTAACAATAGGTCAAAACGGATTTTATTAATTCGTTTCAACATATCTTTTTCATCATAATCAGGTGTCATGTGGTCATAAGCCACAAGACAATCATGACAAATATCATGAAGACCTTCTATAGTCTCTTTTTTCAACTCAAAAATCTGTTCTACGTGGAAACAAATTTCACGGATGTTGTCTAATGTAGCTACACTCACCACATTAGCTTTTCTATCCTCGTTAAATTGGCTTACTCGTCTTGTAAGTCCCATGATTAAAAATTCATTACCCATTGTCTTTACCTCTCTTTAAATATATTGATTTCATTTGTCTTATCTGATTAATGTAACAGTTGCTTCAAGTTACCAAGTTCTAAAATTATCATCTATTGTAGCTTGATTTTGGCTTGTCTCACTAGCTCTATGCCTATTATCACAAATAGGGTAGTTACTAGATTGTTGATAGCTCCTTAGATAGCTAATCTAATATACCCCCTCATCCCTTGCAAGATAAGAGTTAGGCTTTAACCTAAAGGGGTTTAATATTTGATGGCTTCTTTAAACTCATCATCAGTGAGTTCTTTAAAGCCAATAGCTTCTTTTTGTGCTTTAATACGTTTAACCTCTTTCTGAGTAACGTTTTCCAAAACGTGATACTCAGCAAATCGAGGTGTTGCAATAGAGCTTGCTGTCCATCCTGAGAACATTGTGTCATTTACAATGTCTACCAAGAGGAACAAGCGACTGCCATATACATTATATTTTGAAATGTATAGCTCAGCGTTACTATAGTTGAATTTAGCAGTTGTGTTATTAGTTGTAGTGTTTGTCATTTTAGTCTACCTATGAGTCACTTTCTGTGACTCCCTTTTCTTATTTACATATTAAGTATACACCATACTGTATCTTATGTCAACAGTTTTGTGTACATTTTTTAAATTAATTTTATTAGACTTTTACAAGTCTTAAGGATAGAGAACCCTTGCAAGTTCCCTGTCAGCTTTTACTGAACATCTAAGAGCTTAAAGCACCCTGTGGCATAAGTACGGATAGTGATAAGACAATTATCACATTCCCATACTTGAATATTCATATTGTGGATGGAAAGAATTAGCTTACCTGCTTCTTCCCATAACTTACGGTGTTTGTTGTCTAGTGTTTGTCCTAGACGGTTATCACACCAATCATAAAGGTTAGTATATTCATTTGTCATAATAAATGACTCCTTTCTTTATTCATAAGTCATTAACTAACTTACACTAACTATTATACAGTATTCTGTAACAATGTCAATAGGTTTTTTAAAAAAGTTTAAAATTTATTTTATTACCTTTTTGATTTTGTTTTTCAGTTTTGGTTTTGGGCTATGACATTCTATAGTAGACTAGTATAGCTAGGGAATGACCCCCACAGGGTCATGACCCCTTCTGTAGCTTATCAACTCCCAACCAAAACATAATACATTATATAAGATACAATCTAACGTATTGACTCGCTACGCTCATCAATACATTAAATCGTATCTTATTGATATACATTAATTATTATCATTATATAGTAGAGAATAGTAAGCATATATCAGTATAAGCTAATATAAGCCAATATAAGAGCCTATAAGAGTAAGTAGGTATGATAAGACTATTAACGTATTATAGACGATTACAAGGGCTTTTAGAGGGGTATATGAACGTGCTATGATTATAGGCTAGTAATGATAGTATGATATAGGATTGGTAGACAGTAATGATAGTAGTGTAGGATAGCATAGAGGAATAAGAATGAAGGAATGAAAGGGTATATATGTACCATTAAATAAGTGCAATGCACGCATCTCATAGAGCTGTAGACATGCAACCCTAAGAGACATTGAAATGATGATAACAAAACATACTATATAATATACTGTACTATCAATTAATCATTAATATCACTGCTTAAATTGGTATAGTCTGTACTCTATCAATGCTCGTAGCTTATCAACTCAAACAATAGACAATCCCTTTAGTATCAACGTGTTTCACTGATTTAGACCATTCCTTTATGTTTCTGGAAAATTATGATTTTTCGGAAAGATGTATGTTGGTAAGCTACAGAATCCTTTAAAATCAATGGTCTGTATATATACTAGGTATTTTTGGACTTTCACGCTCAGAGCGTTTGGGGCGTATTACATTCAA